GGCCATCAACATAAACGTCTGATACTTGCTTTACTATATTGTAATTTATTCCGCGCAATTTACCAATTTCAACGTCGTACAAATCAAGACCTTTTAAAGTGATCTTTACATAGTTTGCTGCTGCGTGAACTTTAATTTTAAAACTTACGCCATTTTCAACCGCAAAAACATCTTTCAGGCCAAGCATTGCGTTTAACCGAGACTGTCCGCCTAATTGCTGTAAGATTATTGCTGCTATTTGTTGATTCGTTGTCATGTCGTTTATCTTTTTGCGTTTCGTCTTATTGACCTTACAAAGATAACACATAAATGCACATAAAAAAGCGAGTATCGACAAACAGCACGTTTTTATCGACGAACGTATGCTTTTGATCGACTAACGCTTTTGATAGCCTTCGCTTGCTTTCATTTTTACTTTGATGCAAGTCTTTTTTACAATCGTTTCCGATCTTGCTCTTTTAGCGCGTTCGGTTGCGGTTCCCGGCCCTTCAATTAAAAACGTGCCTGATTTTGGTATTACATAGTCCTCAATGGTCATGCTTTAATGTATCGGTTTCCAATAGGGAAATGATTGATATGAAAATCGGCTCCATGCGGTTCTGAGTTGCGATGGTTTTTTAGGGCCGGACGATGCACGTCAAATCTTCCAGCCTCTACATACACCGCATAGTACACATTTTGAAGTCCATCTTTTACCAAAACGCACTGCATTTCGGCGGGCTGCCGTCTTTAAAAGAAATCCAGTCGTTCTCCATTACTTACAATTTTGAAAGTGAATAGGATTTGTGCAGGTTCCGGAATGGGTAAAAATAGCGTAGTTGCTTCCAAGCCTATCCCCTACATAAACATGCCCGTCATATTCATAATACCGCAGGTGAACATAATCAGGCATAGGCTCAATTGGATTAATCGGCTTAGGTTTTTCAAATCCGATATACTTCACACTGTCTGTTTTCCCTCCACACGACATATATACAAGCGTTACGGTGGCAAAAACAGGCATTAAGATGTGGGCAATTTTATCAATGCTTATCATGGCGTTATGATTTAGTGGCGTAACGAAAGGCGTATTCAAGCGATTTATATAGGCCAATCAATTGAATAGAAACAGATTTAAGTATTTGGAATTGCTCTTTACCAGCTGCCGAAAGATCAACCACTATGTCATCAGCATTCCAGTGTTTAGGAAGTTTATATTTATCGCCCCCAATATAGGTAAAATTTAAATCTAAGGCATTATTATGCCTTTCAACATTGTATGGGTCTTTTTTTTCGTATTCCATTATTGCGTTTTTAAAAATGAACAATGCACAAATGTAACACGTTATTCAGAAACCACCAAATAAAAAAGCCCGCATCTTTCCAGACACGGGCCGAAAAACAACCCCTAAAACCAACTTTTACCGCCAAAGGGTTTGCAGCCCTTCGCTATTTTTTAGCATGAGCGTATCGCATGTGTTTTCATACGGCCAAACTTGCCCTTTTGCATCGTGTATGTTTATTTCATTCGGTGTTATCGAAATGGGGATTGATAGCCGCCCGCTTATGGTCTTGCCCTTGAAAACCGCAATGAGCGAATCTTCTGTGAAGCAATAAACCGCTTTTGTTGTATCGGCCCCGGAAACGCTTAACGTATTCCAAGCGCCTAAAATCGTGCAGTCTTCTTTGTGGCATTGATAGGCAAATGTTATAATGCCAAAGAGAAAAAACACAACTGCAAAAAATGTATAATCGACTTTTTTCATTGTTATTTTTGGTTTGTTCGTACAAATATAGGGTTATTTTGGCAACTGCGTAGGGTAATCCCGCGCAATGCGGCCCGTCAACTTTAATGCGATTGTTTCGCCACGCTGAAAAATCTGTACCCCATCGGTGTCGGGCAAAAATCGAACGGCTGTATATCCAACGTCGGATACTTCCGGCCTTACATCCTGCACTTTTATCCAGTGTTCCGGCGCTGATTTTACCGACTTGAAATATTCCACTTGTGCGGGCGTGTAGTCGTCAACGACCGTAAGCGTATAAGATTCATAACTTTTTAGCCCTTGCGCCGAAAGCCCCTGGTATTTTGCATTTTCGTTTGTAGATGTTGTGCAGGGTACATCTAAGGCAATTTCTGTAAACCCATTTGTTATGGTTTTGTCATCAATATCGACAATGATTGTACAAATCCCGCCGTAAGGGGATACAAAATAAAGATCCGTTACATTGTCGTTATTCGCGCAACTGTGATCGACTGAATAGGTAGTATCTACCGTTTGGTCTAATACCGTTGTCGAGGCCATAACCTCCACCCGGCAAACATAGTAGTCAATTTCGGATGCGGCGTTAATCAGGCTTGAAAGGCTTACCACACGCGATACAGAAACGTTTGCGCAAACGCATTGCCACCAATCGGCAAGGGAGTATGTAACTAAAACAGTATCAAACAGCGATGCCGATCCAACTTTAAAAATGCGGATACGTAGCCGGTAACTCGTGGCCGTTGGTCGGGCATTTACCCAACTATTATACATCCAAAGCCAAGCAAAGGACGTTTCCGTAAGCCGCAAAGTTGACGGCTGGTTGGTCATAAACCCCGGATTTGTAACGAACGACGGCAAATTTGAATCCATGAAACGCCGCGTTTTATACGTTTCCTGAATTGGGAAAATAGCGTTCATAACTAAATAATCCTCCGTTTGCAGAGTAGTTCCATAAAGTACCTGGCACAATTCATCCCGGTAAGTCCACCCGTACTGTAAAGCAAAGCGGCCCGTCACCGTGTCGAGCGTAGACGCGATTTCGGAACTGTCTGTCAAATCCGGCATAGGCGTATAAACTACCTTTTTTGCAGCCGCCATATAGTCTACACATTCAGCATCAACCGTCGAGCATCCCCGCTTAACGTTTATGGCCTCAAATTCGGTAACGGGTATAAATGCGCTTGTTGCGCTATCCCATTTAACCAACCGAACAACCATTTGATACCCATTTGAGTAGGTAGGCGTTACGCCGTTTGTTGCCACCGCTGCGCCTACGCCACCCATTGAAGTCATAGCGGTAAACACCATATTCGCCCCGGTAAAGTTGCCCTGTTCCCGGCAGTCATTCCAAGACAGGGTTACGGTTATGGTTGCGCCCAAAGCGAGTACAGCGCTTGCGGCTTGTGCAAATTTGATATTGCTATTCAGCATATCGCGCAAATTCGCCGCCGTCTCAATACCGTTTGTTGTTACCTTAAACGAATTGCTTGTGTAGTTGCTACCTGATTGAATGGTAAATGTGTACCCCCATACCTTTAATACCGTGCCGTTTGCGGGTATGGTAGGCGTTGCCGGGATTGTAAATACAACCTTTGCTTTTGATCCGGCCCCGGTTATCACATCGGCGCTGTCTGGCTGCAAACACCACTGCAAACAATCGCTTACGGGGATAGGCAGCGGCTTTGTGCCTGAATACGGGTAGCCCACACTTTCGCCGGGATCGGAAATTATTGATATTGCCATTTTTAAACGGTTCTGTTTGTTTGTAGTGCTGTTTCTCGCTCTAATCGGCGGTTGCTATCGTTTATTCCAAGCGCGATGCTGTTTTGAACAACAGGCGCGAGCAATTCCGCAATTTTCCGGCCTGCGATTTCTCCGATTTGGGCGCTTTGAGCATCGGTAAACGTGGCCTGTGAAGGTAATACCTGTACAAGCGACGCTTGTTGAGGTAGGGCAATTTGCGGGGTAAAGTTAAGCGCCCCGCCTTTCTCAAAAAAGTGTGAACCATGCCCGCCATATGCGTTTACCGCGCTTAGTTTGCGAAGCATCGGGGCATTGCGTTTGTTTACCACTGCAAAGACCTCATCCTTTTCAACTTCAACCCGTGTGCCGTCATCAAATACGCCCTTTGTACCGCCCGCGCTGTGCGGCTTGCCCCCGAACGTTCCGAACTTCACCGTACCGCCCCGCGCAAATTTCTGCGATTTGATAATTGCAATTTCCGCAACCGTTGCAACGCCCGCCGCAATCGCGCCCGCAAAGTTGCTTGTTGCCAGCGCTTTAATAACCGCCAAAGCGCCTTGTACAATCGCTTCCTTAATCGCTAAATCCTGTCGCTGCTTTGCTGCTTTCTTTTCAAGTATCAACTTTTTAGCGTCAAGTTCCTTTTGCAGTTTTTCTTGCAAAACGGTGTTCCCTTGCGCCGCGTCTATTTTCTTTTTGTACTCCTCATCGAGTGCTGTTATTGCCGTTTCTTTTTGGCTTTCAATGCGGTTTTTTTCAATGTCAAGGACGGCCCCGGCAATTGACTTCGTAACATCTAAAGCCGCGTCAATTTGATCTTTCCTGCGCTGCTTTTCATCTTCAAGTGCTTTTTTCTTTGCCTCTTTCTCGTTTTCAAGTTCTGTTTTTGTAAACTGTAAACTTGCATCGGATAAATCGGCTTTTAATTTTAGCAGTTCCTCATTTGTCAGTTTTTGGTCATCAACTATCTGCGAGTTTGCAAACTTCGCCCGGTCAACCTCTGCGCTTATCGGATCGGCTCCCAATTCGCTGCCAGCGCCAGGCGCGGGGGCATTATCGTTAAGGGGATTTGTTACGCGCTGAAATATACTGCGTTTATCATCTTTAACGCCCGCTTTTATGCGAGCAACACGCGCATCTATAAACTGCAATTGCGCTTGTGCTAAGGTAAGATCGCCTAATATTTTAGGTATTATGTTTGTATTGCCCGATGCTACGGCAACATTTAGGCTTTCTGTGAGGTCGGAAACTCGCTTTTTTACAAGTTCATATGCGTCTGCCTGTTTTTTAGCGCTTTTATCCGCCGCCGTTCCTACGCCCTCAATTGTCTTTTTTTCTTCTTCGAGCGCCTTTTTTCTTTGCTCACTTAGATTAATTGTTGGCACATTAACCTGTTCGCCAAACAGCCTTTGAGATAGCGCCTCTGCATCGTCTTTGGCCTTTTTTTGTTCGGCTTTCAATTGGTTTAAATCCGCTAATGCCCTGTTTCTGTCCGCCGACCCGCTGCCCGTTATGAGGGTCTGGAAAAAGCCCGGCCCGTTACCCTTTTCATTTGCAATTCTCTTTTCAGCCTCAAAAATCTGTTGCTGAATCGCAAGTTCCCGTTTTGCAAAGTCAATGTTCTTTTCTTTTTGAGTTTCAAGCAGGATACGCTTTAAAAACAGCGCGTTGCCCGCATCAAGTACGCCGTTTAACTGCTCATGTGTTGCTTTTTCAAGATCAACGTTTCCAATATATTCAGGGAAATTGGCGGTAAGTTTTGCCCGTGCAATATTTAGGGTTTCCTGCGAGGCTGTGCCCTGCCGCAATACTTCAACCAAAGACTGAAATTCGGTATTGTCCTTTGCTAATTGTTCGGCAGGGGAAACCCTTACAAGATCGGTAAACCCGCCGACAAGCGAAGTTACCCCATCGACAAGGCTTTTAAGTGTACCCGATAAATTGCCGTTTGTCAAAAAATTAGAAAATGCGTTGCTAAGTTTTTCAACACTTGCCCCAAGCGTTGCGTTTTTCTTTTCAAATTCCTGTGTAACACTGGATGTTTCACCAAGAGTTTTTGTTGCTTGCCCGGCTCTTTCGTTCAATAGGCTAAGGTTTCCACCCAACTTGCCCACTACCTCAACCGTTCCAACTCCATCAAGTTTAAGCCCTTTCAAAACTTTTTCAAGTTCTGTATTAGACAGATTTTTATCGTTGAGTTTGCCTAAAAATAATTGAACAGCCCCAAAAAGGTCTTCGTTTACAAGTTTTGTAAATTCCTGACTTGAAACACCGGCTGCTTTTGCAAATGCGGCGGGCGCTGCTGAAACACGTTGCAATATGCGCACAAATCCAGATGAACCGCGTTCGGCATTTACCCCCAATTCGTCCAGTGTTGCGGATACGCCGATAATTTGCCCGGATGTTAAGCCAAACTGCTCACCAATGCCCGCTATTCTGCCCGCAAAATCTGCAATTGTTCCAGCGCTTGCGGCCCCTTGCGCTTCCAAAAAGTTAAGAGCATTGCCAATCCCTACAATGTCCTTTCCTATGTTGTCGGTCTTAATATCGACTAAAACATTTCTAAGTTTCCCAATTACATCGGTAGTTTGCTCAACACTACCGCCAAATTGATCTCCAAGCGCAACGTTTACTACGTCCACGCTTTCGACAAACCCCTTTAATTGGTCTTGTGCTACACCCAACTTGCCGCCAATTTCAGCAATACCTAATTGGTCAATCAGACTTGTTCGGGTATCCCTCGCCTTGAGCGATTCAGAAAGGCTATTTACAAAGTCTATGCTTACGTTTGCGGCTTTGGCAACGTCCGCTATTTTATCACTAACCTGTGAATTTATGTCAATTACTTTCGATCCTAATTGCCCGAACGCCTGTACAAGCGCGACAATGCCGCCCGTAATAAGCCCGCCCGTAACTAAGTCGCCAATATCAAGCAGCCCTTTTTTATAGTTACCGACCGAACCGGTAAACCGCCCTACGCTTTCCTCTATACTGTTGATCTCGCTTTTTACCCGTGCCGCGCCCGCAATGATCCCCTTGCCAAAATCACTATTACGTTCGGCGGCGCTTAATTTCGTTATCTGTTCGGTTAATTTGGAATACTCTAAGCGAAGCCCCGCCAAACTATCCTTTGGAACTTGGGTAGCCTGAAATTCACGATTAAGCGCCTTTTGTTCGGCTTTTAGGTCGGCTGCCGATTTTTTAGCCTCTACCAAACTTCGTACAAGGTCGGCGTAGCCGTTCGCGCCCTTCGATGCCGCTATTTCCTTGTTTAGTTTTTTGATTTCTTCGCGGTTGGATATGATAGCCGCATTGACCCCGGCATCTTGCGCAACCAGCCGAAACAGTATAGTTTCTGCCATTTGGTTTTTTTGCAAAAGTACGGCATATTTTACAATATAGAAAGCCCCGGCGTACCGTTGTACACCGAGGCCCGATTGTAACCTCATGAAAAGTTTATCTTTAGCCGCCTTACTATCCAAGAATAAAAGGCAACTGCCCCATATCTTTCTTCGTATTCTTTGTCAATTGCAAAGCACATTTCGGCATCTTCCTTTTCAAAACAAAGTTGCCAGATTTCTTCAAGTTCGGTACGCGTAAGTTTATCCATTTTGCGTTTTTTATATTGTGAAAATTATGCTACTAACCGATCAATCCGAAAACTCCGAAACTCGCCAACCTCAAGATCAAAATAAGCAATAACCGCCGGGCCTGTTTTGCGCCCGCCTTTTGCTTCGTATGAAATAGCGTTTGCGTCCAAAGTTCCAACGGCGAAGCGTACCGTACCGTCGGATTTAATGAACTCAAACTTTTCAGCGCCTTTTTGCATTCGAACGCGCAATTTATGCGCCGCCCATGCTTTACGCAAACACCATTAAAAAGTGGCAGTTGGGTTTTGGCGCTGAATGGCCCATGCTGAAGTAAAAATTGCGCTTTTCATTGTGACTTGCGTTTGATCGTTAATGATGTTACAAATGTATTACATAATACAATAGCAAAATCACCGTATCGACAAATGCACATAAAAATCGGACGAACGTCACGTTTTTATCGACGAACGAAATTACCCCACGTTCAAAATCAGATAATCAACACTTACTTCCTGGTTTAATTCAAACGCGATTCGCGCCCCGTAATCCAATTCAAGCATATTTGCAATATCTCCAATACTTTCCTTCAACACCGCTGTAACAAACCCCGTGCGCCGTCCGTTGCGCGCGTGGGCATAACTCCCGCGCGTCGGCATACCTTCGCGTTTTTGCTTTCGCGCTGTGGCAAATGCAGCGCTTTTGGCCTCTCGTTCCCCCTTGCCTTTCAGTTTGAAAAACCTAATCAGCCCTTCGATATATTTGGATGTTCCGCCCCGGCCCCCTTTGCCGCCGTAGGGGATGCGCCCCGCTTTTACTCCTGTCTCTACTATAATTCCGTAACCCAGCGCGTACATGGTTGCGGTCGTGCGGTCCGCCTCAACAGCAACCTCCCAGCGAATCGAATTAGACAGCGCCCCGGTTAATTCGTGGCCCTGCGCTTTCAATTCGTCCTGCAATCGCTTTTTAATCAGGATAAGCGATTTTTCTAAGGATGCTGCTATTTCGTTTTGCATTAAATTTTTGCATTTGGATGGAACACGCGGCGCAATTTGCGGACAAAGTTTTTCAGGCCGTGATTTTTGCGCTCTGATACGGCCTCGTACCGGAATGTAAGGCGGCGCGTAACAGGGTCAATCTCATGTGCGCTAACCGGAAATGTCGGCTGCTCTTTAAGCGTTACGGAATTAGTTTCGGATACCGGGTAAGTACCGATTTCCTCAACCGCCTGGCCGGTACAGCGGCCAATAATTCCGACTACAATGCAAAGAATTAAGGCAATTGTGATTTTTCGCTGTATTTTCATCGCAGACTGTTTGTTCGGGTTAAGTAATTTGCGCCCGAAAAATCGGAAAAAATGCGGTTATCGCCTATATTGTAGATGTACAAAACGGAGCTGCCGGACGGGTAGCTCTGTATCCGAATTACCGAATCCTCGTACAGTTGCATTACACGGGGCGCATCTGTGCCGATTGTTATGCGCAATGTCCCGTCTGGCTGCTGCGTAATAACCGCAGCACGGGTATTTGTGGCATTTGTAAACGTAAGCGATTCGTTTAGCCATTGCGCCCCCTTGTCGATTGCTGATAATTGATCGACAGATTTTCCGGTTGCGGTCTTGCATGTCGCCGATATGCGGCGGATGGTGTTCGTTATGCTTACGCGGTTTCTGACAATCCCGACGGCCGCACCAAATTGACGGCCTTCTACGTTTACGGCATTACGGTACAAATTCTGCACCGCCACGGTATCGCCGATCAGGGACACAACCGCGCTACTTTCGCCGTTGTCGTAAACAATCAGGCGGTTTTCAAAAAATCGTCCGGCGTTGTTGGTAATAAAAGAAGTGTCGGACAATACGTTTCTTTGTGAGAAAGCGGTTGCGCTGCTCAATAGGAGCGCAAAAATGATTGTGTGTTTCATATTCTTAGTTTATAATCCAGAAGCCAACCGAAGTTTCGGCAGTGGCAGCGGCTGTTAAATTAATAGTGAATGAACCGGATGCCGGTACGACGTTTTTAACGACCGCCGTTGCGTCGTTTGTGCGAACCACTGCCATAACAATGCTTGTCGTTTGGCAAAGATTATTTGTTACGGTGAGGCTTGTTGTCCCGGCCGCAAAATTGACCGTTCCGGTTGGCCGGTTAATTGTTTGCGCGCCTGTTGTTCCGGTTGCGGTGTTAGTTGCTAAAACTTCAAAGCGCCCATCATCCCGTATTTTGAACAATTCGGCAGCCGAACTATTGGCAAGCCAAAGCGTGTATGTTACGCTGCTGTTTGTCCCAATAACGTGTAATTTCCCGGAACTTGAGCCTGTGCCACCCAAAAGTAAAGACGAAGCAGCGCCAAATGTTGTCGTTGACCCAGGGTTTACTGTAATAGTGCCGGAACTGCCTATAAATTGCATTGAAGGCACATCGCTTGTTAAATCCCATGCAATTCGGGTAGCCCCGGTTGAGTTATAAGCCCTGAAAATCGCCTCCGTATTGCTCCCTGTTAGAATGCCAAGCCGCGTTGCGCCAAGTGCCGACGGGTCAATGTTTATGCCAATCCGGTTTACCCATGTATTACCATTTACTTGCAAAAGCGCCCCCGGCGAACTGGTGCCGATACCTAAACGCCCTGTACTATTGTTCCAGAATAAATTTGAGTTGCCCGCAAGCGTTGACCCGGCGCTAAAATAAGCCACTTGCCCGGCGCTGCCACTGCCGCCTACCTTTGCGTTAAACGTACTCCAGTCCGTCGTACTTAGTGCGCCCCGGTTTGTT